GGAAAAGTCCGATGTGATTTTCTTTCTCCGCCCCTATTCCAACAATCTGCTAAAACGCACGGTCAAAACGCCCAAAATGTACTTCTTTGATACTGGCCTGGTGGCTTACCTGACCCGTTACTCCTCCCCGGAGATCCTGGCTAACGGCGCCATCAATGGCGCGATTCTGGAGAATTTTGTCGTTTCAGAACTGCTGAAATCCTATCACAATAACGCCAGAGAGTGTTTGCTGTGGTATTATCGGGACAGCAACAGCAATGAAATCGACATGGTCATCGAGAGCGACGGGCAGCTTCACCCATTGGAAATCAAGCGATCTGTCAATCCTGGCAGTGAGTTGATCAGTGCCTTCAATTTGCTGGATAAGGCATCCGTCCCCCGCGGAAATGGTGCGATTGTCTGCATGCGTTCCAAGCTGTCCGCAATCAATGCCCAAAACTATATTGTTCCAATCTGGATGCTCTGAAAAGACGTAGCGCCAGGCAATTCACCGCCTGGCGCTGCATTATTTTCTCATACGCGTGTGCCTCGGGATTTCCCGGGGCACATTTTCTTTCAAAGATTTTTTTACAAGGTGTCAGGATTGGCATTTCCAGAAGGCTCTTTATAAGTGAAGCACCCCATGCTGTGTACCTTGAAAACCGCATATCTCCGGTCCGGTACATCCCTTTGCTGAAGAGCGGCTATCCGTCTGTGGGCCTAACAGAAACAGGAGCACTGATATGCGGGCGGCACCTGCATAACGCGAAGATACAGCAAAGGTACAATGGTACTTCCGTAACACGCGGCCCGGCCATAGTGAAGGCGGGGAGAGGAAACTCTATGGACCTGTTCGCCACAGGCTCCGGATTGGATACATCAAAGTATATTTACAGCAAATTTGGAAATACTTTCCTTATCCAGTAAAGGAGTTACTTCATGGATAACAAACCAATCGATCGTGATGCTTTAAAAGACATTCGCAGTGTGAAAATTGATACCTCAAAACCCTGTAGTGAACGAATTAAATCATTTGTTGAGCAAATTGGAAATCCCTATTGCTATCTGGATAATGGTATTGTAGTAGAAGTGGGATATGCGGATACAGATATTAGCTTGCAAGATCGGCTATCTGCATATGCCAGTAGTGAAAGTGGCTTTATCGGTAAATTATAGAAATTGCCAATCTTGCATTGACATTTTCATATATTTGTTTCATAATATAAATGGTCAATGTGACAGCTTGGTCAGCTGCTAGGGATTGGCACCATAATCTTGGATTTTACCAGGAGGTTATTTATGGTGGCGCCCACAACGTATTCCGCCGCAGCGGAAGATTATCTCGCTATTGCGTATTATCGCCTATCTAAAATTGATAGGAACAAAACACAGGAAAGTGACAGTATAGCAAATCAACGGAAGCTGATTCAGGCATACTTGGGCAAGCATCCGAATATCACTTTGGTCGATGAAGCCTATGATGACGGCTATACCGGTACAAATTACAATCGTCCAGGCTTTCAGAAAGTTTTGAATGCAATTGAGTCTGGACAGGTGAACTGTGTAATCGTAAAAGACTTATCCCGCCTGGGAAGAGAGTATATCTCCACAGGTAAGTATATCGAAACGGTCTTCCCAGATTTAGGTGTTCGCTTTATTGCGATCAACGACGATGTTGACAGTATGAAGTGTCACGCCGGGGATGAACTCATCATTCCCATTAAAAATATCATGAATGAGTCCTATTGCCGGGAGCTGTCCAAGAAACTACGAAAACAGTTTCGGATTCAGCGAAGCAATGGAGAGTTTTTAGGTGCCTTTGCAAGCTACGGGTACTGCAAATCTTCCGATGACAAGCACAAGCTTGTTATCGATGAGTTCGCAGCCGAGGTTGTAAAAGGCATTTTTTCTTTGTTCGTGAAAGGGTACAGTCCTGCCGCTATCGCCGAATATTTGAATGGCGAATTGGTACTTCCTCCTTCCGAATATAAGAAAAGCAGGGGATTGAATTACAAAAGTGGTTTTTTGTCCGCGAATCAGCCCAAATGGAGCGCAGTAACAGTAAGGCGAATTCTATCCAATCCCTTGTACGCTGGCACGCTGGTTCAAGGCAAGCGAGGCACACCGAATTACAAGATCAAAAGGATGCGCTTTCGCAGCGAAGAGGAATGGACCGTGATCAAAGGAAATCATCCTGCTATCATCGATCCGCTGGTATTTGCCTGTGTGGAGCGGATGCTGAAAAGAGATACCCGCTCCGCACCGGATGCGGAGGTTGTATACCCGCTTTCCGGTGTGTTGTACTGCTCCGACTGTGGTAGACCAATGGGGCGTAGAGTAGCGACCAAAAACGGGAAAAAGTATTCCTACTATGTATGTTCCACTTACAAGAGCGGGAAAGGGTGCTCCGCTCACAGTATCGAATGCAGTACGCTGGATCAGGTTGTACTGGACGCCATTACCAATCAGATTAATGTAGTTGTCGAGATGGAGCAACTGTTAAATGGGCTTGGATCCACTGACGTTTGGAAGGTGCGAGTTCAGCGTCTGGATACCATGATAGAACAAAAGAACGATGAACTGGAAAAATACCAGCAACGTCGTATGGGACTTTATGAAGCCCTCAATGATGGCGTCATTGACAGAGAAGAATACAACAAAATGCGTGAAATCTACGCAAAGAAAATAGAGGACGCAGAACAGGGAATCCGACAGTTAGCGGACTCCAGAGATGAGGCTTTATGCAACGCAGGCACGGAGAGTAACTGGATTTCTCAATTTGTGAAATTCCAGGGGGTTGAAAGTCTGACCAGAGAACTCGTGTTTACGCTGGTAGACAAGATCTATGTATACGCAGACAAGCGTATCAAGATTGAGTACAATTATCGCAATGAAATCGACTTCTATTCAGATGTGCTTAGCCGCAGAAGCAAGGAGGTTATCTAAATGGCAAGAAAAAGCAGAGTCGCGCCGGTTTCACAGATTGTGACGGATGCAGCAGATGTGACGTTGGCAGGCTTGTATAAACGGATCTCCGTGGAAGATGGGGATGATGAGGAGCAAAGCTCCCTGGGTAATCAGGAAAAGATTGGTATTCATTTTCTGACGGAGCATCCCGACATCCAGTTGGTGGATACCTACTCTGATAACGGCTATACTGGGATGAACTATAACCGTCCAGATTTCTGCAGACTGATGAAGGATGTTCAATCCGGCAGAATCAACTGCATTATTGTGAAAGACATTTCCCGCTTAGGCCGTCACTTCATTCAGACATCAGAGTATGTGGAACGCATTTTCCCAGAAATGGGGGTCCGTCTGATCTGCATCAATGATAATTTCGACAGCAACGATAGAAACGCAGACGCTTCTTCCTTAACGCTTCCGTTGAAGATGGTCATGAATGACTACTACGTTAAGGATATTGCAAAGAAGATTCGGTCCGGTATTGACGCGAAAGTAGAAAGCGGCGAGTTTATTCCCTCTGTAAGCAGCATTCCATACGGCTATATCCGCAATCCGGAGGCTATTACCTTTGATATTGATGAGGAGGCTGCTCCAGTTGTCCGGAAGATATTCGAGCTGCGGGCCAGTGGAATGTCGATCAATGGTATTGCAGCGGTTCTGAATAAAGATGGTATACCCAGTCCCGGCAAACTGCGCTATCAGCGAGGTATCACGATGTCACAGCGATATGTGGATTGCAGTTGGATTCGCGGCACGATTCGTAAAATTCTTTGCGATGAGGTGTATCTGGGACATCGAATCCATGGACGGATAAAAGGGGAACGATACGGGGCCGCAAAGGAAAAACGATCCCCGGAGCAATGGCATATTGTCCGGAATGCCCATCCCCCGATTGTCTCTCAGGAACTGTTTGACAGTGCCCAGCGGGTGGGAAAGAAGGATGCGGAAAAAAGAAAAAACTATAAGTCGAAGGGCGAACCGCAAGTAAATTACCGAGACATTTTCCGTGGAAAGGTTTTCTGTGGGCACTGTGGCAGCAGTATGTCCGCTTGCAAAGGATGTGGAAGGGACGGAGCCGATGTCCCGGCATGGCTGTTTTATAACTGCAATGTATATAAGTACTCCAATCACACCAAA